TTCTATTGTTCACCAATTGTTTCTAATTTAACAAGTACATCACAAAAGTCGATAAGATATCAATATAGTGAACAGGTTACTAACTTAATGTTCTTAACCGTAACACCATCATCTGCGCCAACAAATAAACCAAACACAGTTCCTTTTATCGGTACACCATCTCAAAAAATTATTCTAAATAATACGTATTTTAATCCAACAACGATTGAAGTTGAAATGGTTGAACATGACGCTTCAACACTTGCACACGCATTATATGGTAATCAAAGTAAGGCGGTTTCTCAAGGTATATACACTATCTACGATAATAATAATAACATCTATAGACAATATAACCTTTATGAGGTTAAAGACGAATTTAATGAAACTTTATATGAAGTTCGTGAAGAGAGAGCTAGCGTTGATGAGACTTTAAATTTTGATACTATAACAGAATAATGGCAGTAAGAAAGAAAGTACCTAGCCAAGCTGCTAGTGGAGCGGAAACATTTAGTGATTTTTTAGTTGGTAGACAAATTACCGATGGAACATCCTCGCTTACTAATAGTGTATTTGAGTTAGATAAAATAATCCCCGAAAAGGATGCTAAAACTTTCAAAACAAATCCGTTTTCTAAATTTTTAACATTAGATACCCTTAACGAAGAAACTAAATCACCAACAACATCACAATCGGTTTCTAAGAAAAGAAGTGATGAGATTAAATTTAAGACTAATAAAAAAAATGCAGATAAATCATTATTTGGTTCTTTAAAAAGTAGAATATTAGTTTCAATAACAAAAATTATAAATAAGTTTCCAGCCGGGTTTTATGTTAATGCAAATGGACCTATTGGAAATAGTACTTATACCGCATTAAATGTTTCATATAACACAAGTTTAAATAAAACAACATTTTACGTCGAAAGAAGTAAAATCTTTAATCCTTTTGAAATTTTATTTATTACACCAAATAGTATTATTAAACCGGCAACCGAAAATGAAATTAGAAATTTTTATTCTTCGTACACAAAATATGTTGTAATTGTTGACGGTGAATCGTACCCAATATTGGAATACTCTGAACCTAATAGTGATAATCAAATTAAATTTATTGTTTCAGGTAAATTATTTAATACACAATCATATAGTTCGAATCTTTTATTTAGACCAAGTGACGGTGTTGTTGAGGAATTTTTTAGTGGATTAGATGATTTGGAAGAATCATTGATGAATAGAGATACTAACCCAATATATTCATCAAGTTTTCAAGTACCAAGAGATAGTTCAGATAATAGTAAAACATCTCTTGTTAATATACAATATAGTTGGCCACTAAGTAATGATGGTTGGAATATACAAATTGCTGGTATTGATTACGAAAGTTATGTTCGTAGTTTAAGTAATATCTCAGACGAAATAGATGATTATAAATCTAACTTAATGGTTAGATTTTTGGCATCACCGCAATTATTTGAATTTGATACTGACGACCAAAAAGCACAAAGTGTTTTTCAACTATACGGACAAAGTTTTGATAGTGTAAAAAAATTTATAGATAACATTGCTCACATGAGAAATGTAAGTTATGATGGTATTAATAATTTACCTGATATTCTATTAAAAAATTTAGCGGAAAATATCGGATTATCAGGTGTTCCGTTGTTTGATGAGAAATCACTAGACGAAGTATTATATTCAAGACTTAATTCAAGTTATGGTGGAGTTTCAAGTGGATATAATTTAATTGAAGCTGAATATGAATTTTATAGAAGACTTCTTGTAAATTTAGCATACATTTTTAAATCAAAAGGTACAAGGTCATCTATTGATTTCTTTTTGAAATTTTTGGGAGCACCCGAACCTCTAATAAAAATTGAAGAATACATTTACAAGGTTACTTCAATGCCAGCTAGTCATGATTTACAACAGGATATCTATGATGTTATAATTGGTGAAAAAAAATATACCTACGGTGTATTTGATACTACCAGTTACACATATAACAAAGTAACATACACAGCAACTACAACATTTGATAGAGCCGGTTATCCTGTTGATGAAATTACGGGTTTACCGAGAAGAGCAGTTAATATTACTGAAAATATATTTTTTGGTGCGGGTTCTGGATGGTATGATAATACATTGTCTCACCGTTCACCATCAATTTTAGATACTGAAAATTCAATACTAACAGGTAGAACTAAAACAATTAAAACAAAAAATAAACCATATACATATGGTGAAGATTATTTTGATGTTTTTAGAACATTACCAGGATTAGATACGGGTTATGGATTAAAACCTGTTATTGATAATAGAAAAGTAAGTAATATTGAAGATGATTCTTCTCTTATTTTACAAAGAAAAAATATTGGAGCGTATATCTCACCATCTAGAGCGGTTGATTATGATATTTTTAGAAAAGGTAGAGAATTAGAACTTTCTTTTGGTTCGAATACATTACACCCACAAACAGGTATAACATTTGCACAATTTATTGATAGTGCAATTAATAAACTTGTATTTAATTCAAATAAAATTAGATATAAAAAGAATTATATACAACTTGAGGATGTTTATTCGGATTATTTTAGTCAAACTGGATTTACTTCGTACCATTTTATAGATTCATATGAATTTGTGGATAGAATATCCCCATATTGGGCTCAGTTACTTGAACAAATCATACCATCAACCACACTTTGGACTGGTGGTAATTTAATTGAGAACAATGTTTTAGGTAGACCAAAATATCATTACAAATTAGATTGTCAACCATTACAATTTATTGAAGAATTATATCCAGATTTTGAAACGGTAATTGAAGAAGATTTAGAAACATTAATTGGTGAGGAAAATAATTTTAGAGATTTAATTTCAATTACTGGTGTTAGTTATTATCCAATTATTGAAATTGATGGGATTATTTTTACAGGTGATACAATAACGGTTAGTGGGTCGACATCATATTCTGGTGTTAGTGCTCAGTTATTTACCTATCCATCGTTTCCACAGACAGGTTGTACCGATTTAAATACAAGTACAACTGTACTTCCACTTATTTGTGATTATAAAAATTATTTAGAACCCGATGTTGATACAATTGAAGATTTATGGGTTGTGTCTCTTATTGATTTAATTGATAATGTGGTAAACAAATCTGTTACAGGATATACAGCCGGATATGAAAATTACGCACCTTACACCGCGGCAACAAGTGGGTCAACATATGAGTGGGAATATAAACCATTAATTACATATGAATTTTTTACAGATGTTGATGGTAAGAAAAAAATAAAATTCTCATCAATAAAATATGGCGTTAGAGATTGTTCGGTTAAGGATTATTTTGATTATAGATTTGAAAGTGAATATAATGTAACAAAAAATAGCGATAAAATTAGTGTTGAAGTCACTACTAATGGTGAATATTATTGTGATAATCCAGAATACTGTCAACTAGTTACTGATTTATTTATTGAAGTGAAAGGTACAACAAAAGTTGGGGTACAAAACGGAACTGATTGGTCATATTATATCTACGCAAATTGTGTTAATGGATACAATGAAAACGCCGACATTTATATTGAAAAATATGGTGATTGTATTTTTAAAATAACAGGGGTGACTGATACAGATGTAATAGATTTTAATATTGTTGATGGAGCAAACAAAGAAGTTAAATTTAGAATCGAAGGATTAACCGCAAAAGTTGAACAAGACCCATGTGGTAAAAGTCACAATGAAATTTTTCAAATTTCAGGATATCAAGGTAGTAGTGGAAATACGATATCAACATTAACTGGGTCAACATATTGTGATAATTACACGGGATATACTATTCAACCTAAAGTAGAATACAAATCTAATTTTGATTATGGATTAAAATGTGATTCTATTGTTTTAACAATGGCATCTGGTGTAACCATTAACAATACAACAACTAGATATAATATCGAATCATATATAACAGGAGGAACAATTGTTGAAAAAAGTGTTTGTGATTTATCGGTTGGTGAATATATTTTATCAGCGGATTATACACCATGTAGTGGATTTACAAATCAAAATCTACAAAACGCAATTATTAGTGGATATTCATCCACATTTACTTACACCAAATTGGAGGTTACGGATAAAGAATGTCTATCTTCAATTAAAAGAAGTTTAATCACCGGATTAACATCAAATGGTGATTATGAAATATTTGAAGTTTTACCAAATACGGAATTAAGAGTTTATACAAATAGATTAATTGAGGATTACGGTCAAATAACAAATAGTATTTATCATTTTGATGATAGATTCCCTGAAGAGTTACAAATAAAACCAGAAAACTTTATTGACCCATGTTGCGACCACGGAAAAGAATTATATAATCATGGAGATTATTTAATAAACCAATATGGTGAATTAATAGAGGTTATAGGTGTTGATTTAAATTATTGTGACTCTGATTTATATTTTAATTTAAATTTAAAAAAAGATAGTGTTGATTTAAATGTTGAAAATGTTGTTGTATTTGACGGAAATTCAGACCAACAAATATTAATGAGACATGTATATAATATTCATCCAAATATTAATTTTAATTTAGGTCAATATTATACCGACCCAACATGGTGTCCAACCCCACCAAGTGACTCATCGTTAGATGATTTCCCATTTGAATGTATAATACTTAGTCCGACACCAACACCAACCATAACACCAACCATAACCATCACACCTACTATTACACCAACAAGAACCGTCACACCAACACTAACTAAAACACCAACATCTTCGGTTACCCCAACACCAACCCCAACCCCAACAACTACTCCGTAATATTTTTTTTAAAAAATTATTTTTATTAATCTTTAAATGAATCACAAATTTGTTTATATTTTTCTATTGGGTTCTTAGATTATGGATATTTAAGAAGAAGGGGTTTTTAAAAATTAAATGGCGATAATAAAAATTAATACGGGAAATTATGGTGGAGAAACTGCGGTTATTACTTACTATCCTTGCACAGGTGGTACCATTAATATTGGTACTGTTGTCATGCCGTATTATTATGACACAAATTATTATTTAGGAACATATTCAGTTTATTTTAGTAATTTAGACAAAACTTGTTACGCCGAAGTTGCCTGCCCAACACCAACTCCTACTGCGACACCATCACTAACCCCGACAATTACAAAAACTCCTATTTTTGTTACACCAACAAATACCCCAACACTTACTCCAACAAACACATTAACTCCAACTAATACAATCACCCCCACTAATACAATCACCCCTACTAATACGGTTACACCAACCAATACAATTACTCCAACAAACACAATCACCCCTACTAATACAGTTACCCCAACAAACACATTAACACCTACTCAAACTCTAACACCTACTCAAACATTAACTCCAACTAATACCATCACCCCAACTGTCACAGAAACTCCAACTAATACTCTTACCCCCACAAATACTGTTACACCAACCGTAACTGAAACCCCAACCAATACTCTTACTCCCACCAACACCATAACACCCACAGTTACAGAAACTCCAACCCAAACCCCAACAGAAACTCCAACCCAAACTCCAACAGAAACGGTAACTCCTACTCAAACATTAACCCCCACAGTTACAGAAACCCCAACAAATACATTAACCCCCACAGTTACGGAAACACCAACAAATACTTTAACACCTACTCAAACTCTAACACCGACCAATACTGTTACACCGACCAACACATTAACACCAACAAATACTCTTACACCGACAAACACAGTAACCCCAACTAATACCATCACCCCAACTGTCACAGAAACTCCAACTAATACTCTTACCCCCACAAATACTGTTACACCAACCGTAACTGAAACCCCAACCAATACTTTAACTCCTACCAATACCGTTACACCGACCGTAACAGAAACCCCAACCAATACTCTTACCCCAACCAACACCATAACACCCACAGTTACTGAAACTCCAACAAATACCTTAACACCCACAAATACTGTTACACCTACTAACACCTCAACCCCAACAAATACTTTAACGCCAACAAATACTCTTACACCGACAAACACGGTAACTCCAACAAATACTCTTACACCAACGAATACTGTTACTCCAACTAACACATTAACACCAACAGTAACTGAGACTCCTACGTTAACACCAACAAATACGGTAACACCTACAAACACCATAACACCCACAGTAACTGAGACTCCTACAAATACTTTAACTCCAACTAATACCTTAACCCCAACAAATACCTTAACCCCAACAAATACAATTACACCAACTCAAACTATTACCCCAACTAATACGGTAACCCCAACAAATACTGTTACCCCAACAAATACTGTTACCCCAACAAATACCCTTACTCCTACAAATACCCTTACGCCAACAAATACCTTAACGCCGACTAACACCCTGACACCGACTAACACCCTGACACCAACAAATACTGTTACCCCAACGAATACCCTTACTCCTACAAATACCGTTACCCCCACAAACACCTTAACCCCAACAAATACAGTTACTCCTACGTTAACGCCAACCAATACCTTAACACCTACTCAAACATTAACGCCAACCAATACCTTAACACCTACTCAAACATTAACGCCAACCAATACCTTAACACCTACTCAAACTCTAACACCTACTCAAACTCTAACACCTACTCAAACTCTAACACCTACTCAAACTCTAACACCAACTGTTACAGAAACGCCAACTAACACGTTAACACCGACTAATACTATTACGCCAACCGTAACTGAAACTCCCACAAATACCTTAACCCCAACCAATACCCTGACACCTACAAATACTATTACTCCTACAAATACTATTACTCCCACAGTTACTGAAACACCTACGAATACTCTTACTCCTACGAATACCTCAACCCCAACTCAAACTATTACCCCAACGAATACCTTAACACCGACAAATACGGTAACTCCCACAAACACCGTAACTCCAACAAATACCCTGACACCTACAAATACTATTACTCCTACCAACACTTTAACACCAACGAATACATTAACACCTACAAATACTGTCACCCCAACAAACACGTTGACACCGACTAACACTTTAACGCCAACAAATACCTCAACCCCAACATTAACCGAAACACCCACGTTAACACCGACTAATACATTAACCCCAACTCAAACTCTAACTCCAACCAATACATTAACACCAACAAATACACTAACACCTACAAATACCCTAACCCCAACTAATACGGTTACTCCCACAAACACATTAACACCAACTATTACACCAACCAATACGGTTACCCCAACAAATACATTAACACCAACCAATACTCTTACTCCAACCAATACGGTAACACCTACAAATACCGTTACTCCTACTCAAACATTAACCCCAACTAATACTCTTACTCCAACCAATACACTAACCCCTACTCAAACATTAACACCAACACTTACTCCCACAAACACTCTTACTCCAACTAACACGTTGACACCGACTATTACGGTAACACCAACTAATACTTTAACTCCAACCGTTACTCCAACGAATACATTAACACCAACAAATACGAATACCCCGACGAATACATTAACACCCACCAATACGTTAACACCAACAAATACTAATACCCCGACTGTAACTCCAACTAACACGTTGACACCGACTATTACGGTAACACCTACAAATACGTTAACACCGACAAATACTTTAACACCAACCAATACAGTAACTCCGACCAACACCTTAACTCCAACGAATACCATTACTCCAACGAATACCATTACTCCAACGAATACCATTACTCCAACAAATACTTTAACACCTACGAATACCATTACCCCAACCAACACGTTGACTCCAACGGTGACACCGACAAACACATTAACACCAACCAATACACTTACTCCAACTAACACATTAACCCCAACAGTAACACCAACTAACACAGTTACTCCAACGAATACCGTTACACCCACCAATACAGTTACTCCAACGAATACTCTTACCCCTACTCAAACATTAACACCCACGAATACCTTAACTCCAACAAACACTATTACTCCGACTAACACCTTAACCCCTACCAACACTATTACTCCGACTAATAGCATCACCCCTACAAATACATTAACTCCAACAAATACTCTTACTCCCACATTAACTCCAACAAATACTCAAACTCCAACAAATACTCTAACACCTACGAATACGTTAACCCCAACATTGACACCTACAAATACTCTTACGCCAACGAATACTCTTACTCCAACTAATACTTTAACACCTACTAACACGCCAACCAACACAGTAACACCTACTAATACCGTAACCCCAACAAATACTCTTACTCCTACTGTAACACCAACAAATACTATCACGCCAACAAACACTCTTACGCCAACTAATACTGTTACTCCAACCAATACCATCACCCCTACAAGTACATTAACTCCAACAAATACATTAACACCAACGAATACTATTACCCCAACTGTTACACCTACTAACACTTTAACTCCCACTAACACGTTAACACCTACCAATACCCTAACTCCAACTGTTACTCCAACAAACACCTTAACTCCAACCAATACCTTAACACCTACTGTTACCCCAACCACCACCTTAACTCCAACCACCACCTTAACTCCAACTCAAACACCGGCACCATCTTGTGATATTGATTACACGATGATACCATCACCAACACCAACCGCCACACCAACTAATACTTTAACCCCAACATTAACTCCAACAAATACACTCACACCAACAAACACTATTACCCCTACCAATACTTTAACACCAACCAATACCGTAACCCCGACTAATACTGTTACCCCAACTTTAACTCCAACAAATACCTTAACTCCAACGAATACGGTTACGCCAACAAACACCCTAACCCCAACTAATACGGTAACTCCAACAGTAACGCCAACTAATACGGTAACATCTACCAATACTGTTACTCCTACAAATACCGTTACACCTACAAATACATTAACCCCAACTAATACCCTTACTCCGACTAACACAATTACACCGACAAACACGGTAACTCCGACTAACACCCTTACTCCAACGAATACGTTAACACCTACAAACACAGTTACACCTACTAACACCTTAACCCCAACAAATACTGTTACTCCAACCAATACTATAACGCCAACCTTAACTCCAACCAATACCATCACCCCTACAAATACCTTAACTCCAACCAGAACTCTTACACCAACTATTACTCCAACGAATACGATTACTCCTACGAACACCCTTACACCAACTAAAACCTTAACGCCAACCTTAACCCCAACCAATACGGTTACCCCTACTAATACCTTAACCCCTACTAATACCTTAACCCCAACTGTTACCCCTACGAATACCCTTACACCGACCAATACTCTAACACCAACTAACACTTTAACTCCAACAAATACTGTTACACCTACGAATACTTTAACGCCAACTAATACTCTTACTCCGACTAACACAATTACACCAACCAGAACTCTCACTCCAACAGTTACCCCAACGAATACTTTGACCCCAACAAACACACTAACACCTACAAATACCGTTACACCGACTAATACTATTACTCCTACATTAACACCAACTAACACGTTGACACCTACCAATACGGTTACACCAACTAATACGGTAACTCCAACTAATACCCTTACCCCAACGGTAACTCCTACCAACACTATCACTCCTACGAATACTGTTACCCCAACTCAGACTTTAACACCCACAAACACAATCACACCAACAAATACCTTAACTCCAACAAACACAATTACTCCAACAAATACGGTAACACCAACTAAAACCTTAACTCCAACCTTAACTCCCACAAACACAATCACACCAACAAATACATTAACTCCAACAAATACACTCACACCAACAGTAACTCCAACCAATACTTTAACACCAACTAATACCTTAACTCCAACAAATACTGTTACCCCAACTTTAACTCCAACAAATACCTTAACTCCAACGAATACACTTACTCCCACTAGAACTTTAACCCCAACCCTTACCCCAACGAACACAATAACTCCAACCAATACCATCACACCGACTAACACAATTACCCCAACTGTAACACCGACAAATACGTTGACTCCAACAAATACCCTGACACCTACAAACACAGTTACACCGACAGTTACTCCTACTAACACCCTAACACCAACCAATACCGTAACTCCAACTAACACCCTTACACCAACAGTAACGCCAACTAATACGGTAACACCTACGAATACTATTACTCCTACCAATACTCTTACACCAACAGTAACGCCAACTAATACTCTAACACCAACAAATACAATCACACCAACTAACACTATCACCCCTACAAATACCCTGACTCCAACTAATACAATCACACCTACAAACACTTTAACTCCAACGAATACGATTACTCCTACGGTAACACCAACCAATACCCTGACGCCAACAAATACTGTTACTCCAACCAATACACTTACTCCAACGTTGACACCGACAAATACAATCACACCAACAAATACAATCACACCAACTAGAACTCTAACTCCAACAGTTACTCCTACCAACACCATCACTCCAACTAATACCGTTACTCCTACAAATACTCTGACACCTACCAATACGGTTACCCCAACAAACACTTTAACACCTACAAACACTTTAACACCTACAAATACATTAACCCCAACCAACACTTTAACGCCAACTGTCACTCCAACTAACACCTTAACACCAACGAATACGTTAACACCTACAAACACAGTTACACCTACAAATACTTTAACGCCGACTAATACTCTTACCCCTACCAACACCCTAACACCAACTAACACCATCACACCAACCAGAACTCTTACCCCAACTGTAACCCCAACAAACACAATCACGCCAACGAATACTTTAACGCCAACTAATACGGTAACCCCAACTCAAACTCTTACACCTACTAACACCCTAACACCTACAAATACTGTTACTCCAACTAATACTCTAACCCCCACTAGAACTTTAACTCCAACCCTTACCCCAACAAATACCGTTACTCCAACCAATACGTTGACTCCTACCAATACTATAACACCAACGGTAACACCAACAAATACATTAACTCCAACCAACACACTTACACCAACTAACACCATTACTCCAACAGTAACACCTACAAATACGTTGACACCTACGAATACCCTTACCCCAACAAACACTTTAACACCAACTCAAACTCTTACTCCAACAAATACAGTCACTCCAACTAATACTTTAACTCCAACAAACACATTAACCCCAACTAACACCATCACACCAACAAATACTATTACTCCTACGAACACCCTTACACCAACTAAAACCCTTACACCAACTGTAACACCTACGAATACTATTACTCCTACAAATACGTTGACACCGACTAACACAGTTACTCCAACGGTTACTCCTACGAACACCCTTACACCAACCAATACCATTACCCCTACAAATACGGTTACGCCAACAAACACTATTACACCAACCAATACTCTGACACCGACAAACACATTAACCCCAACTAGAACTCTAACACCAACCTTAACTCCAACAAACACAATTACTCCAACAAACACAATTACTCCAACAAATACGTTAACACCAACTCTCACACCTACGAACACAATTACTCCAACTCAAACCATCACCCCAACAAATACCCTTACACCTACTAATACTGTTACTCCTACAAATACATTGACTCCAACAAATACCATCACCCCTACTAATACATTAACACCAACAAGAACTCTCACACCTACGGTTACCCCTACTAATACCTTAACACCAACAAATACTCTAACCCCAACTAGAACTCTCACTCCAACTGTTACTCCTACCAATACTCTAACCCCAACTAACACGTTGACACCTACCAATACTATTACTCCTACTGTAACTCCTACCAACACTATAACTCCAACAAATACTATAACACCAACTAGAACATTAACTCCAACTGTAACCCCTACAAACACAATTACACCAACCAACACTTTAACTCCAACAAACACGGTTACTCCAACGTTGACACCTACTAATACATTAACACCTACAAACACCGTTACACCGACCAATACCCTAACCCCAACTGTTACACCAACAAATACTATCACCCCAACCAATACAGTTACCCCTACGAATACCTTAACCCCAACTGTTACACCAACAAATACTCTAACTCCAACCAATACTCTTACCCCTACTAATACTCTCACACCAACTAACACCATCACACCAACCAGAACTCTTACCCCAACTCAAACTATTACACCTACCAATACATTGACACCAACTGTAACTCCAACAAATACTTTGACCCCAACAAACACATTGACACCCACTAACACCCTTACACCAACCAATACTTTAACGCCAACTAATACGGTAACCCCTACCAATACTTTAACTCCAACTAGAACTCTTACTCCTACTAACACGATTACACCAACAGTAACTCCAACCAATACAATTACCCCAACTAATACGGTAACCCCTACCAATACCTTAACTCCTACTGTTACCCCAACAAACACATTAACACCGACTAACACAATTACTCCTACAAACACAATTACACCAACCAATACTATTACACCCACAAACACCTTAACTCCTACCAATACCATTACTCCAACTGTTACTCCTACGAATACTATTACACCGACAAACACCATCACCCCAACTAGAACTCTTACTCCAACTGTTACCCCAACCAACACCTTAACTCCTACCAATACAATAACACCAACCAACACCCTGACACCTACTAATACAATAACACCCACGAATACTATTACTCCTACAAATACTCTAACTCCAACCAAAACTGTTACTCCAACAAATACTGTTACTCCTACCAATACGGTTACACCAACAAACACTATAACTCCAACCAATACTATCACCCCAACAAACACATTAACCCCAACTAATACTCAAACCCCAACTAGAACTTTAACACCTACGGTAACACCTACAAACACTATTACACCCACAAACACATTAACACCAACTAATACGGTTACACCTACATTAACACCAACCAATACAATTACGCCAACAAACACATTAACACCGACTAATACTTTGACCCCCACAAACACTCTTACACCTACTAACACATTAACTCCAACAAACACCTTAACCCCAACTAGAACTCTAACTCCAACAGTTACACCTACCAATACTCTTACCCCAACCAATACAATAACACCAACCAACACATTAACTCCAACGTTGACACCAACCAACACAATCACACCTACCAATACTGTTACTCCAACTAATACATTGACACCAACCAACACTTTAACTCCAACAAATACCCTTACTCCTACGAATACTATTACTCCAACAAATACGTTGACTCCGACTAGAACCTTAACACCAACCTTAACTCCAACGAATACAATTACCCCCACTAATACCATTACTCCTACTAACACTTTAACACCGACTGTAACACCTACCAACACCATCACGCCAACGAATACAATCACTCCAACAAGAACATTAACTCCAACAGTTACTCCAACAAACACCCTAACACCAACCAATACTTTAACGCCAACAAACACCCTAACACCAACATTAACTCCTACCAATACTATTACCCCAACAAACACATTGACACCGACTAACACCCTAACCCCAACTAGAACTATTACTCCTACGAATACATTAACACCAACTAAAACCATAACACCGACTAACACCATCACCCCAACTAGAACCCTTACCCCAACAGTAACACCAACAAATACCGTAACTCCGACAAACACTATTACACCAACCAATACACTTACTCCAACAAACACTATTACTCCAACCAATACACTTACACCTACTAATACCATCACACCAACAAGAACCCTTACTCCAACTGTAACCCCAACTAATACCCTAACACCTACAAATACTGTTACTCCAACCAATACTTTAACTCCAACAGTAACCCCTACCAATACCCTAACACCAACAAACACTCTTACCCCAACTAACACATTAACCCCCACTAATACCCTTACACCGACTAGAACCTTAACACCAACCTTAACTCCAACGAATACAATTACCCCAACTAACACATTAACACCAACAAATACTTTAACTCCAACAGTAACCCCTACCAATACTATTACACCGACTAACACGTTAACTCCAACCAATACTTTAACACCAACCAACACTATTACCCCTACCAATACTTTAACGCCAACAAGAACTCTTACTCCAACAGTTACCCCAACGAATACTCTTACACCCACGAATACTATTACTCCAACAAATACATTGACATCAACTGTTACCCCAACAAATACGTTGACACCTACAAATACATTAACTCCAACCAATACTCAAACACCCACAAACACAATCACACCGACTAATACATTAACACCTACAAACACCCTTACCCCGACTGTTACTCCAACTAACACGTTGACACCTACTAATACTGTAACTCCTACTAGAACTCTTACTCCAACAGTTACCCCAACGAATACTCTTACACCCACGAATACTATTACTCCAACAAATACGGTTACTCCAACCAATACATTAACACCCACTAGAACTTTAACACCAACTCTTACCCCAACCAATACTATTACACCAACAAATACCCTGACTCCCACTAGAACTTTAACCCCAACCCTTACCCCCACTAACACTTTAACTCCAACAAATACTGTTACACCTACGAATACGTTAACTCCAACAAATACGTTGACACCGACTAATACCATCACTCCAACAAGAACATTAACTCCAACAGTTACTCCAACCAATACAATTACCCCTACGAATACACTTACTCCAACTAGAACTCTAACCCCGACTGTTACACCAACAAATACGTTGACACCGACTAATACCTTAACTCCAACGAATACCATCACCCCCACAAATACTCAAACTCCAACCAATACAATAACGCCGACAAACACAATTACTCCTACGAATACATTAACGCCAACAAGAACTCTAACTCCGACCCTTACTCCAACAAATACCATCACTCCAACGAATACGGTTACACCGACTAACACCCTAACACCAACCAATACTCTTACGCCGACTAACACGATTACTCCAACAAATACGTTGACACCGACTAATACCTTAACTCCAACAAGAACTTTAACTCCGACTGTAACACCTACTAACACCATTACACCTACGAATACCATAACCCCAACTAGAACCCTTACTCCTACGTTGACCCCCACTAACACCCTTACCCCAACAAATACAATTACCCCTACGAACACTATAACACCAACTATCACACCAACGAATACTATTACCCCAACAAATACAATTACACCTACGAGAACTATAACACCAACTATCACACCAACGAATACCATCACTCCAACGAACACGATAACACCTACGAATACTTTAACTCCGACTAATACTTTAACTCCGACAAACACATTAACCCCAACAAATACGTTGACACCTACGAACACTATTACCCCAACTAGAACGTTGACTCCAACCGTTACACCAACCAATACGATTACCCCTACTAATACCATTACACCTACTAGAACCCTTACACCAACTGTTACCCCAACCAACACTTTAACTCCAACAAATACTCAAACGCCAACGAATACGCTGACACCAACAAATACCATTACTCCTACGAATACTTTAACACCTACGAATACAATAACACCGACAAACACTATTACCCCAACTAGAACTATTACTCCAACGTTGACACCTACTAACACTTTAACCCCTACTAATACCTTAACACCAACAAACACTATTACTCCGACTCTAACCCCAACAAATACTATTACCCCAACAAATACCCTTACCCCAACTAGAACAATAACTCCAACGGTAACACCAACGAATACTATTACACCGACTAATACTTTAACACCGACTAATACAATAACACCAACCAATACCATCACCCCTACCAATACATTAACACCCACGAACACAATAACCCCAACTAGAACTATCACACCAACATTAACACCGACTAATACTCTTACCCCTACTAACACTTTAACTCCAACTAGAACAATTACACCGACATTAACCCCAACAAACACAATCACACCGACTAATACTCTTACCCCTACTAATACTCTCACACCAACTAATACCATAACCCCTACCAACACATTAACACCTACAAACACTCAAACCCCAACTAGAACTATCACACCAACTCTTACCCCAACCAATACAATTACACCTACTAACACATTGACACCTACCAATACATTAACACCAACCATCACACCGACTAATACTATAACACCTACTAACACATTGACACCTACCAATACATTAACACCAACCATCACACCGACTAATACTATCACACCTACTAATACTATTACACCAACGAGAACTATCACGCCAACTGTTACTCCTACTAACACAATCACACCAACGAACACAATTACACCAACGAGAACTATCACGCCAACTGTTACTCCTACTAACACAATCACACCAACGAACACAATTACACCAACGAGAACTATTACTCCTACTCTAACTCCTACTAACACAATCACACCAACGAACACAATTACCCCAACTAGAACAATAACTCCAACGGTAACACCAACGAATACTATTACTCCTACTAACACTTTAACACCGACAAACACAATCACACCGACAAACACAATCACACCTACTAACACTTTAACCCCTACTAACACATTAACGCCAACAAGAACTCTAACTCCGACTCTAACTCCTACGAATACTATTACACCAACAAACACAATCACCCCAACGAGAACTCTTACTCCCACAGTAACCCCTACCAATACTATCACCCCAACAAATACTATTACACCAACGAACACAATAACCCCAACTAGAACTATCACTCCAACCAATACTCTGACACCAACAAACACAATAACTCCAACTAGAACTCTTACACCAACTGTCACACCAACTAACACCATCACACCAACAAACACAATTACTCCAACAAATACTCTTACTCCTACATTAACACCCACAAACACCATTACCCCAACAAATACCCTGACTCCAACCAATACTATAACTCCAACAAATACCATCACACCAACCAACACATTAACACCCACAAACACTCAAACCCCAACTAGAACTATTACACCAACTGTCACACCAACCAATACCATCACTCCAACTAACACATTGACACCTACGAATACATTAACACCAACCATCACACCTACTAATACAATTACACCAACAAATACTATTACACCAACGAGAACTATTACTCCTACTCTAACTCCTACCAACACAATCACACCAACAAATACAATAACTCCAACTAGAACTCTTACACCAACATTAACACCGACTAATACAATCACCCCAACTAACACCATCACACCAACTAGAACACTAACTCCGACTCTAACCCCAACTAACACCATCACACCGACTAATACTATTACACCAACAAATACCCTGACTCCAACGAATACCATCACACCAACAAATACCCTGACTCCAACGAATACCATTACGCCAACCAGAACACTCACTCCTACTCTAACACCTACTAATACTATTACCCCAACGAATACCATAACTCCAACTAGAACCCTAACACCAACAGTAACACCCACGAATACTCTTACACCAACCAATACTCTTACACCAACCAATACCCTGACACCAACAAATACAATTACTCCAACTAATACAATAACACCTACGAATACCATTACTCCTACTAGAACTATTACGCCAACTATAACACCAACAAATACAATCACTCCGACCAATACCATTACACCAACTAGAACTATCACACCAACTCTTACCCCAACCAATACTCTGACACCTACTAACACAATTACACCAACTAGAACTATCACACCAACATTAACACCAACTAATACTCTGACACCTACTAACACAATTACACCAACTAGAACTATTACTCCTACTCTAACTCCTACCAACACAATCACACCAACAAACACAATTACACCAACGAGAACTATTACACCAACATTAACCCCTACTAACACTATTACCCCAACGAATACCATAACTCCAACTAGAACCATTACGCCAACTCTAACACCAACAAATACAATCACTCCGACCAATACTATTACACCAACAAGAACTCTAACTCCTACTCTAACACCAACTAACACAATCACTCCCACAAGAACTATTACTCCTACTCTAACTCCTACTAATACTATTACACCGACTAATACCATAACCCCAACTAGAACTATCACTCCTACTCTAACTCCTACCAACACAATCACACCAACAAACACAATTACACCGACATTAACCCCTACTAATACTTTAACACCGACTAATACAATAACACCAACTAGAACTATTACTCCTACGAATACATTAACACCAACTAAAACCATAACACCGACTAGAACCATAACACCAACAGTAACACCGTCAACAGTAATTGTGACGGTAAATGCAACAAACTGTTGTGATGGTTTAACATATACTTTCAACTTGACCGAAGGTGATTGGTTGGCAATATTTGCTAATAATCCCGCTAACGCTTGGTATATAAATGGTTTTGGATGTGCTACCAATTTTATTATAGTTGCATACCAACCAATAAACCCATTATATTCAATAATTGGGGGACCATATCCGGGTGGTTGTCCTGAATGTTTACTTGAACATCCGTGTCCAACCCCAACTCCAACCCCAACCAGTACCATTACACCAACTAATACCATCACCCCAACTTTAACACCGACTAATACAATAACACCAACTAGAACTATTACTCCTACGAATACATTAACACCAACTAAAACCATAACACCGACTAGAACCATAACACCAACAGTAACTCCAACAACAGTAATTGTGACGGTAAATGCAATAAACTGTTGTGATGGTAATCAATATACTTTCAACTTGACCGAAGGTGATTGGTTGGCAATATTAGCCAATAATCCTGCTAGTGTTTGGGGTGTAAATGGTTCTTGTTGGAGTGATTTTATTATAACCGCATACAACCCAATAAACCCATTATATTTAAATGCAGGAGGACCATATACGGGTGGTTGTGTTGAATGTTTATCTGATTATCCATGTCCCTCACCAACCCCAACTCCGACTAGAACCATTACACCAACTAATACCATCACCCCTACAAGAACTATAACACCAACAAGAACCATAACACCAACAAGAACTATTACTCCTACGAATACATTAACACCAACTAGAACACCAACATCTGGAGGTGCAACACCAACACCAACAAGAACCATAACACCATCACCATCAACTGTACCATTTAGTTGTCCAGGTGGTTGTCGAACATATAGAATTATCTTCCTTAACATAAATTTGGGTGGTGATGTAACATACACAGATTGTTTAACTGGAAACCAATCATCAATACCATATAGTTGGATACAAGGCCAAACCGACGCTATTTTTGTATGTGCATGTTTTGATACAGTAGTTGTTCAATGGAATGACCCTAATGACTACAGTATAACCCAAACATCAGCTGAATGTACATTAAACCAATTTTGTACATGTTATGAGGTTACTATTGACCAACAAGATTTAAATGACTCACAAGATAATACGGTATATTTAAGAGTTCAAGAATGTGATGGTAGTTGGACGACAAGAACATTTAATACAGCGGGACCAACCAATATTTGTATTATGAATCTTTGGTCTGTGTCTGGAGGTACTTCTCTTTCTATGTACATCTTACAGGGTGGAAATATCACCGCTGTATCATTCTCAACAGCAACTACTTCGGGATTTCCATGTTCAGGAACAATTTGTTAATAATTAAATTTATAAAATAGATATTTATACTTAAATGGGATTAAACGTAAAACTATATAATATAACAAATGACGGACCTTATTCAATAAGATATAAGTCCGGAACAAATCCATATCCTGAACATGATAATACAAGTTATACATTATACGGAACTGGTTTAACAAACCCGTCAATTATTTTAACGGGAATGAGTTTTGATACCCAATATTGGGTTAAAATGACCGATGAAACAACAAATAGGTACATTGTTAAAAACGTATATACAAACGATAGTAAAACATATCCATGTTATGATACAATATGTTTTGATATTCAAGTTGTGTGTGATGTAAGTCCATCTCCAACACCAACCATTACACCAACTAGAACAATTACACCAACAAATACTCAAACACCTACAAATACCCTAACCCCAACAAATACTTTAACACCAACTAACACAATCACACCCACTAGAACGCCAACTAACACAATCACACCAACAATAACACCAACAAACACAATCACACCAACCAATACACCAACAAGAACCATTACACCAACTAGAACCATAACACCAACCATAACACCAACAAATACTATTACCCCAACCAATACCATAACACCAACCAATACCATAACTCCTACCAGAACCATAACACCAACCATAACACCAACTAGAACCATAACACCAACCAATACTATAACACCAACTAGAACCATCACACCAACTAATACTATTACACCAACAAGAACCCCAACACCAACTAGAACCCCAACACCAACTAGAACACCAACTAAAACCATAACACCAACGCCAACATCAACATAATATGTCATTACATCAAATAACAGTAAATAATTTTATAGGAACAACACCATGTGGTGGTTATTACATTTATACAGGTTTAACAACCAATATAAATGGCGTGAGCACGGATTACATAAATGGTTCAGAAACTCTAATTCCCATTCCATCAAGTGGATATACATTTACGATAACAATTGACCCAGCAATAAAAAACATTTATGTATTTGTTGAACATTGTGATGGTCACGATAATTCCGAAACAAATCAAGGAGGATATCAAATGTCGTATGTTGATTTAAGATGTATTGATTGTAACACAGGTACAACTATTACACCAACACCAACCATTACACCAACTAACACCCTGACACCAACAAATACCATAACACCAACAGTAACACCTACTAATACCCTTACTCCAACCAATACTATTACCCCAACAGTAACTTCGACATCTTCCGTATGTTCTTGTTCGACGTATAGAATTACATTTAATTCTAATTGTGGAGAATTATTAAATTGGACCGATTGTAACACAAACACACCGATGTCCGAACAGGGTGATTATTTTGGATTACCCACCAACCAATTTACCACGGGAACGGTGTTAGATTTATGTTCTTGCTCTTTACCAACAACGGATTGTACTTTATTAACAATAAGTTTACTCAATAGTGGATGTACACTTGAGGGAGGGTTTATATTAAACCCCTCACCAACACCTACCCCAACACCAACACCAACCGTTTAGATTTTTAATAATTATATCAATGACCGGAAGTGGTAATTGTCTATAAAATTTTATTTTTAATAAAAATACATTCCAAATGTATTTATTTCTCTTTAAAATTTACTTTCCGGTATTTATCTGATATATTAAGTAATTAATGACAAGGTTATTTATATTAAAACAATTGCAAAAAGATAAATGAGTAATTTTATAGTTAATAGGTGTGGTGTAACAGAAACTTTAAATGCTGATATTCCTGGTGCGTCATATTCCACAATAATTACAGGAGATACAATTTTAAGTGTGGCTGGTATTTGTTATGAGGTAACAGCTACAGGAGGTACGGGTGCGGACATTACTCTTTCATTACCCAGTGGATATAATGTAGGTAGTTGTAATTCATTCCAATGTAGGTCTTATATTATATCGGGATGTAGTAGTGGAGTTCAATATGAGGTTGTGGTACCATATTCTATAAATCCTGTTGGTGTCCCTGGACAATTAGTTGTTTGGAATAATCAATGTTTTGGTATCGTATCACACGGAGGTTTGGGTACTTATGTCCTTAATCAATCTTCATATGTTCTACCAGCCCAACTTTCAGGATTAACTTGTAATGACGGGTATAGTGGGTGTACCTCAATGCAAACTCATACAATAACTGAATGTGCTTGTGATGAAAACACATATACCGTAAATCTACCAACCGGTGTAACAATCGGTGATTCATTTTTATATAATGGAATATGTTATTCTGTTGGAACTAATCTAAGTTTTGATTTTAGCGCAAAATATTTAGATGTTGATACTTTTTATTCTGCCGGATGTCCCGCATGTACATCAACAATAAACTGTAATGAGAGTTATTTAGTTCAACAATGTGGTACGGAATTTTATTTTTTATCTCCTGTTGCAGGTAATGTTGGAGAATATTTTAGAACGACTCAATATATTTGTTATCAATATGTTCAACCAGACCCAACAATACAGTATTTTAATACCGGACTTAATGGTACATATTATGAATCGATAGCTAATTGTAATGATTGTATTCCACCACCGTCTCAATATGGTATATCTTGCTGTCCTCCTTATGTTTATTATTCATCAGTAACTCAAACATTTCTTATTGATTTTGTTTATTTAATATATGATGAAACTCTCGAAACAGTTGTTTCTTGTTTTAAAGGATATGATGGAGTTCCAACAACAGCAATAAATTTAGATACAACATATTCTAGCGGTAGTTATAGTATTGTTCAACAGGGTTATGAAGTTTGTGCCGGACTTCCTAATTATACTGGTGATACTCCAACATATAGTTGTCCTGAATGTCCATCACCGACCCCAACACCAACGCGAACTAGAACCCCTACACCAACCCCAACCCCTGACGATAATTGTGGTTGTTGGACATTAACGATTGCTCAATCTGATTTAGATATTGCAATAGGAAATACTGACACATCTTTAAATAATAAATTATTTTACCCATATACCCCTTGTGGTACTACCACAATTGAAATAACAGGGTCTACAACAGTTTCAGGTGTAACGTATTATTGTTTAAATGATTTATCAATACCACCACCTAGTGTTTACTACTATATTAACGATATATATGTTGGTTCAAGTGCTAGTAATTGGCAATCAAGTTTTACATCTTGTACAAATGATGGAGATTGTTCTATTTCACCAACCCCAACCAACACATTAACCCCTACGAATACCATTACACCAACCAACACATTAACCCCTACGAATACCATTACACCAACAAACACAATAACCCCTACGAATACCATTACACCAACCAATACCATCACACCATCATTTAATGATTTACCATCACCAACACCAACTAATACCCTAACACCAACAAATACATTAACACCAACCCTAACACCAACAAATACTGTAACACCAACAGTAACACCAACAAATTTAATTTTTTTATATACATTTATAGATTGTTGTAGTAGCGAACCACCGCCACTTAATGAGGTTAGGTTTAATATTGTGGGTTCAATTCCTTTAAATATAGGGGATACATATACTATTGATGGTTATTGTTATAGTGTTAATAGTGGTGGTGATACATATGACCCATTTTATTCTGTAAAAACACTTGGTACATTTTTTCCCGATTGTGCTTCGTGTACAATTGAACATCCGTGTCCAACCCCAACCCCAACCCCAACTGTAACAGAAACCCCAACAGAAACACCAACTCCTGAGCCGACTATAACACCAACAAATACTATAACGATAACCCCAACCAATACATTAACACCTACAAATACAATCACACCCACCAATACAATTACCCAAACACCAACCAATACATTAACACCAACCCCAACCAATACTTTAACTCCAACTATAACGATAACCCCCACAAATACTTTAACACCTCAACCCGAAATTTCACCAACACCTAGTGCAAGTCCAACACCTACTCAATCATATAAATTTAAAAGTTGTTGTGGTGATTACTATGTATTAAACGATATACCCGGTATTATTGGACAAACATATAGTGGGTTAACTACTGGTGGTTGTTGGACAAGTACAATTGATGAATTTGAACCTAAACAAAATGCAACATTAGGATTAAATATAGAAGAACCTATATCGTGTGACGATATTGGTTGTTCACCTTGTAACGATTATGTGTTAATAAATGAAACACCTAATAGTTTTCTATTTGATTGGATAAAATGTAATGGTGAGGTTTTTATTGGTGTCAATCTTACAGCTGGTGATACCATAAATTTAGAGTGTGTTTGTTTATTACCCGCCACATCAGGATTTACAAATAATTTAGTTGAATCGGGTGTAACTATTAATCCAATTGGTCCGGGAACATGTATAACCCCAACCCCAACCCCGACTTTAACACCAACCAATACACCAACAAGAACCATTACACCAACCAATACATTAACACCAACATTAACCCCCACCAATACCATCACACCCACTAATACCCTTACACCAACAAATACATTAACACCCACACCAACATTAACACCAACAGTTACCTCATCACCCGGAGCACCGTGTGTTAGAGATACTGTAACACCTAAAGGTGTTTTAATTAATATCACATCAAATTCAATCTATAGTGATTGTACCGTTTATACAGGTTTAACTGAGTCAACAGTTACAGGTTCAACATATTGTGTTTCATTACCGTCAGGAAGTACTTGTAATTTAACAGGTATTAACCCTAATTTACTTGAAATTTATGTAAAATTAGATTGTGTAGGATGTTGTCAAAACATATATAGAGTTAATTTAGATGATTGTTGTGGTACAATAACCACACCAACCCCAACCCCATCAACCCCAACCAATACGGTAACTCCAACAGTTACACCTACAAATACGCTAACCCCCACAAATACTTTAACTCCAACAAACACATTAACACCAACAATAACTCCAACACAATGTGTTAATGTTGTTACAAATGGTAATTTTGATACTAATTTAAGTGGTTGGACTAACGATAGTGGAGCACCTTGGGTTTGGAGTTCAAACTATGGAGGTTCTGCAGAAGCAACAGGTATGGATGAACTATCTTGGCTATCTCAAAATTGTTTAACAGAAAATTGCGAATATCAGATAACATTTGAAGTTGTAATGAACAGTCCTTATATTCAATTTGTTGTTGTTGCGGGTGACACTAATATTGGTGGTTTACCACAAGGAGATAACGTATCTTCTACAATAACAACAAGTGGAATATACACAGTAAATTTAGTTTGTACGGGTAGTACTGAATTACAAATGTTTACATTTGACGGTAATGGAGCAGATAATGTTTTTGTAAAAAGTATAAGTGCTTGTTTATTAAATTGTCAAACACCAACTCCTACTCCAACAAATACATTAACTCAAACGAATACCATTACACCAACAAATACACCAACCCCCACGAATACAATAACACCAACAAATACTCTTACACCAACTAATACTCTTACTCCAACAGTTACGGAAACTCCAACCAATACCATCACCCCAACTAACACAATCACACCGACAAATACTTTAACTCCAACAGTTACCGAAACTCCAACCAATACTCAAACACCGGGAGGTTCACCAACCCCAACTAATACTCTTACTCCAACTAATACTCAAACTCCTACCAATACCGTTACACCGACCGTAACTGAAACCCCAACCAATACTTTAACACCTACAAATACTCTTACTCCAACAGTTACTGAAACTCCAACCAATACTCAAACACCGGGAGGTTCACCAACCCCAACTAATACTCAAACACCAACTAATACTATAACTCCAACCAACACCTTAACACCTACTGTTACAGAAACACCCACTAATACTCTTACTCCAACAGTTACGGAAACTCCAACAAATACTATCACACCGACAAATACTGTTACTCCTACCAATACGGTTACACCAACAAACACCTTAACACCTACTAATACTTTAACACCTACTGTTACAGAAACACCAACCAATACCATCACCCCAACTAATACTCAAACTCCAACCAATACTTTAACACCAACCATTACCGAAACCCCAACTAATACAATCACACCAACCCTTACACCCACTAATACTTTAACCCCAACTAACACAATCACACCGACCATTACCGAAACACCAACTGTAACAGAAACACCCACTAATACTCAAACACCAACTAATACCATCACACCAACAAATACTTTAACACCTACCAATACTCAAACGCCAACGAATACTCAAACACCAACTAACACAATCACACCAACTAACACAATCACACCAACGGTGACACCAACTAATACAATTACACCAACATTAACACCAACAAGAACCATAACACCAACGGTAACTCCAACAACAGTAATTGTGACGGTAAATGCAATAAACTGTTGTGATAGTTCAACATATACTTTCAACTTGACCGAAGGTGATTGGTTGGCAATATTTGCTAATAATCCTGCTAACGCTTGGAGTGTAAATGGTTCTTGTTGGAATAATTTTAATATAGATACCTATAACCCAGTTCTACCATTATATTCAATAAATGGAGGACCATATACGGGTGGTTGTGTTGAATGTTTATCTGAATATCCATGTCCCTCACCAACACCAACACCCACTAACACCATCACACCAACAAGAACCCCAACTAATACTATTACACCAACTATCACACGAACTATTACCCCAACAAGAACCATAACACCAACTAATACACCAACTAGAACTATAACACCAACATTTGGAGGTGTTACCCCAACACCATCACCGTCACAACCACCATTTAGTTGTCCAGGTGGTTGTAAAACATATAGAATTATTATTACTAACGGAAGTATGACTGGTAATATAACATACACAGATTGTTTAACTGGAAACCAATCATCAATACCATTTGATTGGTACCAAGGTCAAACAGATACTATTTATGTATGTGCATGTCTGAATACAGTAACAATTGCGGGTTATAATGAGGGTGGTGATTATAGTCTAACCCAAACATCAGCTGAATGTACATTAAATCAATCTTGTACATGTCACACGGTTACTATTAACCAACAAGATTTAGATGACTCACAAAATAATACGGTATATTTAAGAGTCCAAGAATGTGATGGTAGTTGGGCGACAAGAACATTTAATACAGCGGGAACAACCAATATTTGTATTATGAATCTTTGGTCTCTGTCTGGTACTCCTTCTCTTTCTATGTATATCTTACAGGGTGGAAATATCGTTACAGCACCAAACTCAACAGTAACTAATCTAACATCTCCATGTTCAGGAACAATGTGTTAATTATAAAATAAAATGAAAAAAATAAATAACTAATATGAGCTTTTTAAGTAAAAATAATTCAGAATTCCTATCTGTGAGAATAACCCAAAAGGGAAGAAACAATATCTCAAAGGGTAATTTTAACATATCATATTTTCAAATTGGGGATTCCGAATTTGATTATACTGCACCATTTGATAATTTTACAGGTTTGGGAAAAATACCTCACCAATCGGTTTTTTCACCAATGGATAAGGAAAGTGGAGTAAAATACCCATATAAAATTGATAATTCAGCAACATCCACAGTTTATGGTATTCCTATTCAGATGTCAACAACTGATACAATAAGAAATGTAATGGGACCAGCAGGATTTGTTAGTGAATATAAAGAATATGACCCAGCAGATTGTACTGGTACATCTATTGAATGCACCACACAAAGTATTTCTATTTCGAGTATTAATGGTTCATCTTCGATTACTGTTCCAACAGGTAGTAGTTTTAACAATTGTGAGTATATTACATTAGTTTTCAGTCAATTTTGTGGAACTGACCCTAATTATCCGGTGATTACAGGACAATCTTCAAGTTTAGTTTATAAAGTTTTATCTGTTAGTGGTAACACACTTACAATTGATAGACCAACTCCTATATTAACGGGATGTACAGGTAATGCTCAAGTTATCTGTAATTCATGTGAAAATGAATTTCCAATAAGTGTTGAATATAACCCAAGTTGTAGACCAGCAGATATTGACCCATCACAACAATTAAATCCATGGAAAATGGAAGTTGTTTGGGGTGATAAACCAATTGGTTTTGATGCTACGGTTATTGGTACGGGTCCTGATGAAAGTTTATCAGGTTTTACATCAAATAAACACGTCTCAACAAAACAATTCTTAGGTTACACTACATCAAGTGGACAAACATTTAATAATTTTACAGGAGCAACAATAACATATCCAACGTCATATCGTAATTCATTTGGTGAACAGATTAATGTATCACCCGAAGAACAAAGATGTATTGCGGTCATTCATTATTCAGAATTAGGGGACTTAAAAAACGACCCAGAAAGATTCTTTAAGTATGATGATTATATTAGTACTGACACAACATCTGAACCATTATTAGAAGACTCAATTGGAAATCCAATTACAGATTTAGAATATTTTGAAGTTTACATCCCTTTTATACAATATCATAGAAATAGTGGAACTACTATTGGTGCATTATTTACAATGGATACAGTTAACTACTATGTTGATTCAAACATTAACGCGAACCAACGATTATTATTCCGTTATCTTTTAGATGAAAATGGAAATAAAGTCGGAAAAGTGTTTGTAAATAATAAAATTGTGGTTTTTGATGACCAAGAATTGGTTGCAGTACTTGACTACAAATCAAATAGAAAATACACACTACCTTCACCTAAAGTTACATACATTCCAAGTGATGGAACATCCGTAAGTTCATTTTTTTCGGGTAACATTGAAGAAACAACATGGGTAACATATATGTTTACTTATAGTGGTAGTACGGGTAACGATATTAATGCGTTAAATGGTTTACCATGTAACTACTATACTAAATTTGAAGCAACAAGTGGTAGTACCTTCTATCAGATACCGTCAAATTTATATGTTAAATTTACAGGTGATTTTTTCTCAAATATGACATCAGCAAATGGACTATGTGGAGCAACTAGTGGATTTATCGCTAGCGAGTTCTACTTATTAATACAAAAAACAAACTTAGGAGAATTACCAACACCATTAGATTGGAAAATAATTGATATGACATCAGGAACAACAAAAGTAGGTGGATTAATCGACCCAACAAGTTTAGTTGATGTTTCTTTCATTGTTGATTTTGATACTTATGACAACGGTTCAATTTATGATATTGAACAATACATGGGGTTAGTACCAAATGAGGATGATTCAATAATTGAACCCGGATTACCACAATTTGGTGACGAACAACCTTTTCCTGGTAGCATTAGATTAGTTAGAGCAACGGACATTGAAAAAATGAATTTCATGGTTAATTTACCATCATCTCAATTCTTAACAACCCAAAACCCAACATATACCGTGGGACAAATGAAAAGAATTACCGAAGTTGCTTTATTAAATGAGAATAAGGAAGTTCTTGTTATTGGTAAAGTTTCTAATCCAATAAAAAGAAGTGGTACACAAGTGTTTGCGGTTAAGATAGATTTCTAACACTTTACTTTATTAAAAATATCCTGTATATATTTTGATATGACAACAAAATTAAAGAATGCTCCCAAGATTTTGGGATTAGACATTTCAACTAAGACCACCGGGTGGGCGCTATTCGATATTAATTCTTCTAAATTATTAGAATTAACACATTTCTCACCTAAGATAAAACCACAACCAGAAGATAAAATAGAAGAGATGTTAAAAAAAGCCGATGCTTTTAGAGAACACTTAGAGAATTATAAAGATGTGGGAATAACTAAAATAGTTATTGAAGAACCTTTGTTGAATTCAAACAACATTTATACGGTCGGAACGTTGTTGAGATACAACACAATGATTTTAAAATGTTGTTATGACATGTTAGGAATCGTTCCTACATTTATTTCAACTTACAACGCAAGAAAATTTGCGTTCCCAAGTTTAGTTGGACTAAATGATAAAGGTAAAAATGTTTTATTTGGTGGATTACCAAAAGATATTGATAAAAAACATATTATTTGGGAAAATGTAAATTCAGTTTGTCCTGAAGTAGAATGGTTGTACGGTAAAACTGGACAACTTAGAAAAGAAAATTACGATATGAGTGACGCAGCAACTGCCGTTATTGGTTATGTTAATATGCAGAAAAATAGTTTAAAAAACTAATATGTCTAATTTTAAATTATTTAGAGGTTACTTAGATGAACCGGGTCGAATGACCGATAACAACTCAAATCAAAATGGGGTGTTCATTCCAGCATTTGAACCGATGAGACAAAATAGATTCTTAATTATTTTTCCTGAAATATTCAATATATCACCTTATTTAGTTAGAATGGCATCAAGACCAACAGCAACATTTAATGATGGTTTGGTTAGATGGGATGACATGCAGTTTACACTACACGACCCAATAAGTCCATCCATGTCACAAACAATTTATGAACTTATAGGTACAGAAATACTTTATAGTCCGATGGTTATAAAACTTCAAATGTTAGGACCTGTTGGAGATATAATTTCAGATTGGTCAATATGGGGAGCAATTAATTCGGCCGATTTTGGTGATTTAGACTACAGTTCTGATGAATTGGCGGATGTTACATTAAACATGAGTATATCAAATGTTATATTAAATTATTAAATTAATTTTGTAATTTAATTTTTTTTGTTTATACTTTATCTATTATAAAAAACATATCATATCATTGTAGCACAATGTACAATGGTATAAGACGGAAGTTGTTGGTGTACGCTTCCGTCTTTTTTATTTCCAAATTTTGTTATTTCAATTTTTTTTGTTTATACTTCCTATTATGTCATCAATAGCAATAGAATATGCACCAGTTATCGATATTTTAGAAGATATTCTAGGTGAACATCGAATGCATAATGATTATAAGGGTCAAATATCTTTTGATTGTCCCGTTTGTTCATATGATATTAAAGGTTTGGATGATGGAGATGGTAAGGGAAACTTAGAGGTTAATTACAAACGAGCGGTTTATAAATGTTGGTCATGTGCTGAAACAAACAATACTCACGGTTCAATATATAAATTAATTAAAAAGTATGGAAATCAAAAACATCTGAAAAGATATGAGTTATTAAAACCAGAAGATGTTGAATTTGTACAACCAATTAAGAAAGAAGTAAAACTACCCCAAGGGTTTGTACCACTAAATAATGTTAGTTTAGGTATGAAGTTGTCACACCAATATAAACAGGCAATGACATACCTTAAAAAAAGAAACATAGATGATAAAATAATAAGAAAATTTAATATTGGGTTTTGTTATGATGGACACTATGAGAATAGAATTGTAATTCCATCGTATAATGAACAAAGAAAAATTAACTATTTTATTGCTCGTTCATATTTGTCCAAAACAAAAATGAAATATAGGAATCCTGATGTTCAAAAGGAGTTAATCATCTTTAATGAAAGTCTAATTGATTGGACTAAAAAGATTTATCTTGTTGAGGGTGTTTTTGATTCGGTTTTTTTAGATAACGCAATACCAATGTTAGGTAAATACATAAGTGATTTACTATATAGTAAAATATACGAGAATGGTAATGAGGTTACAATTGTTTTGGATGGGGATGCATGGAGTGACGCTGAGAAACTTTACCATAAAATAAATTGTGGTAGATTAATGGGTAAAGTTAATATCATCAAGTTACCAAAAGATAAAGATATTGCCGACTTACAAGGTAATTTACAAGATTATAAAGAATTTAAATTAGACTAATGGATTTACATAAAATAGCAGAAGAAATAAGAAACACTCTTGAGGAAAAAAGAAAAGAGTTAGAGTTAACCTTTATTGAGGAAGACCACATTTACTATATGAAAGATATAAATGGAAAAATTAGGTCAAATTTCCCTTCAGTATCCAAAGTATTAAAAAAGTTTTACGTCCCATTCGATGCCGATACGAAGGCATTACAAATGAGTAATGGTGACGAATATGAGGCCGATATTCTATTAGAAAAATGGAAGAAAGCTGGTGATTATTCAACTAATTTAGGTAGTAGAGTACATTATGAATTAGAGTTTGATTTGATTGGTAGGTATAATAACTATAAAGAAATTAGACAACCTATATTTGAATGTGATGAGACCCAAATTGATAAGAGTGACCGAATGATTTCAGGTGGTAAAGAATTTATTAACCTAATGATTTCAAGAGGAGCTGTCTTATTGGATACTGAGATAGTATTGGGTGACCCAGAATTGGAATACACGGGACAACCAGATAAGGTTTGGTTAATGATGAATAAAACAAAAGATGATTTTGGTATTGTTGTTACCGATTGGAAAACAAACCAACCTAAAAACTTTTTAGTTCAACCATATACCGGTTGGATGAGTTCACCTTTTGATGAATATAGGGATACGGCATTAACACATTATTTTATACAATTACCTTTGTACGCAAAATTGCTGATAAAGATGTTACAAAACACTAAATTTAAAGATGTAAAACTATTAGGTTGTGTTGTTACACATTTAAAAGAAGATGGTACATTTGATGAATATAAAGTACCGTCAGAAATAAGTCAAGGTGTTATGCAAATGGATATAAAACAATATTTAAAATGATAAAAAAAATAATTCACATTGCGGATTTACATATCAGAACATTTCAGTTACATGATATGTATAAAAAACAGTTTAAACTACTTTTAGAGGACATTAAGAAACAAGTTGAAGGTTATGACTATGATGAAATTAGAGTGGTAATTGCGGGTGACATTGCTCACCAAAAAATTAATGTATCTAACGAACAAATGTTATTAACATCATGGTTTTTTAAACAGATTGTCGATAAAATTGGTAAATTAATTATAATTCCGGGTAATCACGACTTTTTAGAGAACAACCACTCAAGAGTTGATAGTATAACACCTGTTGTGGAGTTATTAAACAATCCTAATATCACTTATTATAGAGATAGTGGTGTCTATGATGATGACAATGTTAAATGGGTTGTATATTCGTTATATCAACACAATCAAAGACCTGATTTTATAAAAGAAGATGATGGTTTATATGTTGGATTGTTTCACGGACCAATTCAAGGACTCTCAACCGACTTAGGGTTTGAATTTGACAACGCTTATTCACCATTAAACTTTGTAAATTTAGACATTGTACTATGTGGGGATATACATAAGAGACAAATGTTTGATTTATCTAGTGGTGGTAGAGCATTTATGATTGGTTCACTAATTCAACAGAATTTTGGTGAAACGGTTAACTTCCACGGTTATGGAATTTATGATGTTGAGTCTGAAGAGTACACAACACATGATATTGATAACGAACAACCATTTTTAAATTTTTTGATGACAGATATTTCCGATATAGACAACAATGCAGAAGTCCTTCTTAACATTAGATAATGAATTTCTAAAATATTGTGAAATTAACAATATTATTGACCCTGAAAAATTAGCAAAAGAAATATTTCAGAAGGGATTCTCCATTATAAAATATGGTGAAACTCCTAATGGTTTAAAGGGTCAAAATACAATTATTGAAAAAGAAATAATCAAAGAAGTCATTAAAGAAGTTATCGTTGAAAAATTTGTAGATAGGATAGTTGAAAAACCAATTGAGATTATAAAAGAAGTAATTAAGGAGGTTCCGGTTGAGGTTATAAAAGAAGTACCAATTGAGATAAAAGGTGACACTCAAATTATAACTAAAGAGGTTATAAAAGAAATAACAGTTGATAAGATAGTTGAAGTCATCAATACAGATGAAGTTAATAGATTAACTGAGGAAAATAAAAAATTAAAAGAAGATTTAGACAAAATAACATCATCGTTAGAAGGTTTTGGCCGTAAGGGTAAACTAATGAAAGACAGTAATCTTTCATCATTATATGATGAATAGTTTTGTTTAGTCAATTTTTTTTTGTATAATTTAGCATTATGGAAAAGATTATATTTTGGGCGTTAGCCGCATATGGAATGAGCACCATTATTATATACGGCTCAATTTTCGAAGGTTTTAGAAATTTTATTCACCGATGGGGGAATAATAAATTAGCACCTTTACAAGGTCTTGGTAATTTTTTATCAGGATTAATAAAATGTATGTTATGTACATCAACATGGGTTGGGTTCTTTTTCTCAATTTCTCTTGGTGGATTAACATCACAACTATTCAATATTGGGTGGTTACCGTCAATTTTCTTTGATGGTATTTTTACCGCTGGTATTGTATGGGCAATAAACGGAATTGTCGAATTTTTTGAAGAGAATAGATTCGGACAACAATAAACTCATCCAATGGATGAAAGTGTAAAAAATTAAATTTAATGGCGTTTAAAAAAAACAATTATGACGATAGTAAAGTTAGAGAGTTCGGAATAAAATTCACAAAAGATGCATTCAATCTTTTATTTGAATCACACCCTAATTGTAAGGCAATTGACCTAATAGACCCAAATGATTATTCATTTGGTGTAGAATTAGAAAGAGGTGGGTGGTTAGGTAATTTTTGGGAAAACGATTATTCATTTGTAAGTGGAATGGCAATTAGAACCATAAATGTACCGATAAGAAAATTAAAGTATTGGTATAATACGGTCTACAACAAAAGAGTACCAAATAATGATAAAAACATATTCATTAGAACGAATAAGGATTTTACTCAGACTATTTTAATTAGACCTGAAATAATTAAAGATGAAACAAAAATACTTTTTACGGAGTTTAAACCAAAAAATAGTGATGAAATTGAAAAATGGATGTCATTTGAAGAAAAAAATGTTGAGACATACGATTTAATTGACAATATTTGGCAACTACAAAAAAAAAACAAAAAATGATTTATAAAAATCCTTATATAAAAGTAAATTGGCAAGACACACACGAAAATTTTACGCCAGAAAAAATAAGTAGAATTAAATCTTACTTTCAAAAAAAATATAATACCAAACATGTTCAAATAATAACAAAAGTTAGTACAAATGATGAGGATACTAAATTAGCTTCATTAGATATATCTGAGAGTATTTCTGATTACCAATATCAAAAAATGTTGATGAGGGATTTCATCAAAGAAAATAATATTACTATTGATATTGACCTTATTGACCGTTTAGATAATCGTGTTAATGAACAATTAACTAAAAAGAACGGAGGTAAAGTAAAATATAGTAAATGGAATATTAATAAAGTTGAATTCTCTAATTTTCTTTCTTATGGTAATGATAATGTAATTGATTTTACTGATTTACCCGGCATTACTGTTGTTGAATCTACACCTAAAAACTTTGGAGGTAAATCAACCGCAACAGTTGATTTGTTAATGTTCTTATTCTTTAATAAAACAACCAAAACTAAAACTAATTCTGAAATCTTTAATACATTTACAGATGTTGATGAGGTTAAAGTTAAGGGTTATATTAACATTGATGGTGATGACTACATTATTGAAAGAATAAGTACTCGTAAGAAAAGTAAAAGTGGTGATTATACTATCACCAATAAACTTGATTTCTCCAAAATAAATTCTGATGGTACTGTTGAGAACCTAACCGGAGAACAAAGAAGAGAAACTGAAGAGTTTATCGTAATGGCAATCGGTGATGAAGAAGATTTCTTATCGACCATATTGACCACAGGATATAATTTAGAAGAATTAATTGAATCAAAACCAACAGCAAGAGGACAAATACTAACTAAATTTTTAGGTTTAGAAACACTTAAAGATAAAGAAGACATTTGTAAAACCATACAAACTGAATGGAATAAAAAATTAGTATCCAACAGTCACAATCTTGTTGATTTAGAAGGTGAAATCACACTATTCAAGGAGAGTATTGATAACAACAACAATGAGATAAAACGATTGTCTAATGAATTATCATCAACGGAAAAAAGATTAAAAAAATTAGAATCCCGTAAAGATGAAGTTCAATTAAAAAGAAATAATGATATTGACCAAGAGTTAATAAAAACAAATTCAGACCAAATCAAGAAAGACATTGGGACTCTTAATGTTTCAAAACAAAAAGCATTAACTGAAGCTAATTCTACCAATGTAAAAGAACCATCAAAATTTTACTTAGAAGAAGACCATCAATTAGTAAAAGATGAGATGAATGGTCTAATCGTTGAGGGTAGGGTTAATGCTGATGTAATTAAAAGAAATGAGTTATTAGTAAAACAATTAGAGGAAGGACAGATATGCCCAACTTGTAATCGTGCATTGGAAGATGTTGACCATACCGATGAAATCAATAAAATAAAACAATTGATTGAAAGTACCAACGGAATCCAAACTGAAAATAGAAAAAAATATGACGAATTAACTGAAAAAGAGAAAGTACTATCCGATTTGAAAAAAGAGTACGATGAGTATGAAAGAAACAAATTGAAAAAAACAAGGTACGAACTTGAATCTGACCAAAAACAAATGGAGATTGATAGGTTACAACTCAAACTTGACAACTATGACCGTAACAAACAGAAATTAGATGAGAATCAAAAAATTGATGGAGAATTAATTGGATTGAAAACTCAGATTGATACTGCAAAAGCGGATATTCGTCAATTTAATGGTAGTATTGAGAAATTGAAAGCAACTATTGTTTCATTAGGTGAAAAGATTAAAGTAAATGAGGAGTTGTGTGAAAAAATTAAAAAAGAAAATATAACACAGTCAATATTCAAAGTTTATCTAAGCGTGTTTGGTAAAAATGGTATATCAAAAATTATCCTTAAAAATATGATACCATTAATAAACCAAGAGTTATATCGATTATTGGTTGATAGTTGTTATTTCATTTTAGAATTAAACATTAACGATAAAAATGAAGTTGAATTTTTAATGATTGATACTGAAACTAGAGTAGTTAAACCATTGAATGCGGGTTCAGGATATGAAAAGACAATCTCATCATTAGCATTAAGAAGTGTACTTACTAAAATCTCATCTTTACCTAAACCAAACATAGTTGTTATGGATGAAGTATTTGGTAAAATCGCGGATGAGAATTTGGAGATGGTCGGAGAATTCTTTAAAAAGATAAAAGGATATTTTGACCATATATTTGTAATTTCTCATAACTCATTAATACGTAATTGGTCAGATAATATTGTTATGGTTAAAAAAGAAGAGAATATAAGTTCAATTGATTTTATTACCCTAAAAATTTCTTAATATCAAAAAAAATAATTACTTTTGTAAAAAATAAATAATATGACATCAAAAATTTATAATGAATTCGGACTGTTCGCAAAGGACAAAGGAATAAGTGGAATGAACCTACATCATTTCAATAAACAGATAGAGGATAATATGACTCCGTACATTTTAGAGGAAAGAAGTATGAATGTAACCGTTATGGATGTGTTTTCACGTTTAATGATGGAACGTATCATATGGGTTGCCGGTGTTGTTAATGATAACATGTCGACTATCGTACAGGCTCAGTTGATGTTCTTAGA